ATGTTACAACGTATAGTTAATAAGTTACCTTGGTATAAAAAGATTGAAGTACTTAGGGTGATTAATGGGTGGAGTCAAACAGAAGCTGCAAATAAATGTTTAACTCATCAAAAGGGATACTGGTTATGGGAAAAGGGTAGAAATTATCCAAGGTTAGCAAGTAGAAAGGCAATAGCCGATGCTTATGGATTAAAAATAGAGGATATATTTTCACCTTATGATGACGTTGCTAGTTTATCTGAAGAAGGCAATGTAAATACATAAATAAACATTAAAGAAGAGGTGTTATAAATGGATTTAAATATAAGATTGAAAATTGAATCACCAGAACTTATGGCGTCTATATTGGCACTAGCTGAAGCATTACCAAAGGTTCAATTAGGTGAAGTTTTATCGTTAAAAAAAGTACAAGCTACAGAAGCTAAGGACACAGTTATTAAAACTGAAAATAAAAACCAAGATTCAGCAAAAGAAGAACTTAAGGTTATAGCTTTAGAAGAAGTGAGATCCAAGCTTACCAGCTTAGCACAAAGTGGAAAACAGAGTGAAGTTAAGGCATTAATAAAGAGTTTTGGTGTAGCCAAACTCACAGATATTCCTAAGGGAAAATATCATGAGCTTTTAAAAGCAGCGGAGGAAATATAGCATGGAGGAAAAGAAGCACGCACTACTTTCAGCTTCAGGTTCAAGCAGGTGGATGCAGTGCCCACCCTCTGCAAGACTTGAAGAAACCGTTGAGGAAGAAACCAGTGAATATGCTAGAGAAGGTACCTTTGCTCATGCATTAGCAGAACTTCACATTAACTATTATTTAGGGAATATTAAAAAGGCACAATTTAATAAAGAAGTGAAAAATTTAAAGCAGGATTCTTTTTATTCAGAAGAACTGATGGAATATGTTCAAATTTATGTAGACTTTGGTATTGAAAAAATCAATGAAGCAAGAGTCAATACAAAGGATGCAGTATCCATGGTAGAGATGAAGCTTAATTACTCTGAGTGGGTACCAGAAGGATTCGGAACAGGGGATTTAGTTATTATAACAGATGATGTTATTGAAATTATAGATCTTAAATTTGGGCAAGGAGTTCCAGTATATGCTATAGGTAACACCCAGATGCGACTATATGCATTAGGTGCAATTCAGCAGTTTGGATGTCTTTATGATATTAATACTGTGAAGATGACTATAATCCAGCCAAGGCTTGATAACATTAGCACAGACGATATAGCTGTAGACGCTTTGCTGAAATGGGGAGAAGAAGATGTTAAACCAAAAGCAGAACTTGCTATAAAAGGTAAGGGTGAATTTAAGGCAGGAACACATTGTAGATTTTGCAGGGTGAAACGTACTTGTAGAGCACGAGCCGAGGAGAATATGAAGCTATGTAATTTAGAATTTAAACAGCTACCCCTTCTTACAGATGAAGAAATAGTAGAAGTGCTTAATAGCATAGATGAACTTCAAAAGTATGCATCAGATGTTAAGGAGTATGCCTTAAACAAGGCAATAAATGAAAGTAAAAGGTGGACAGGCTTTAAACTTGTTAATGGTAGAAGCACTAGGAAATATGTTGATGAAGCTATAGTTGCTAAAGCTTTAATTGAAGCAGGTTTTGAGGAAGATAAGATTTACTCTAAATCTCTTCTTACTATTACAGCTATGGAAAAGGCAATAGGGAAGAAACAATTCTCTGAGTTACTAAAAGGTCTCATTGAAAAGCCAAGTGGCAAGCCAACTTTAGTACCAGAGACAGATAAAAGACCAGAAATAAATAATACCGCAGAAGCGGACTTTAGGGAGGAATAATAATTATGATAAAAGCAAAAAGAACAGGAACAAAGGTTACTACAGGAAAGGTTAGATTAAGCTATGTGCACCTTTTTGAACCTTATGCTATTGAGGGAAATGAGCTAAAGTATAGTGTTAGTGTAATAATTTCAAAGGATGATAAAGAAACCTTAAAAGCTATAAAAGAAGCAATTAACGAAGCAAAAGAGCAGGGTAAAGCTAAGCTTGGTGGTAAAATACCAGCAAATCTTAAAACTCCTTTAAGGGATGGGGATGAAGAAAGACCCGATGATGAAGCCTATGCAAATAGTTATTTTTTAAATGCCAACAGCAAGAACAAACCAGGTGTAGTTGATAGTAATGTACATCCTATCTTAGATGAAACAGAGGTTTACAGTGGATGTTATGCAAGGCTTACTTTAAATTTTTATGCTTACAGTGCTAGCGGAAATAAAGGTATAGCTGCAGGTCTTGGAAATGTTCAGAAGCTTGTGGATGGAGAAACTTTAGGGGGATTCATAAGAGCAGAGGATGAATTTGAAGCCATAGAAGATGAAGAAAATTTCTTGGATTAATAGCTAACAGGGGGAGATTCTTCTCCCCAAATATATCTTAAAGGAGAAAATAGCTTGGATGTACTTAGTATAGATATTGAAACTTACAGTAGCGTAGATCTTGTAAAGACTGGAGTTTATGCTTATTCAGAAGCAAAAGACTTTGACATACTTTTATTTGGTTATGCTTTTAATGATGAGCCAGTTGAAATTATAGATTTATCAAGTGGTGAAAAGCTACCACAAAATATTATGGATGCTCTTACCAATCCAGAGATTATAAAAACAGCTTTTAATGCTAACTTTGAGAGAACATGTTTAGCAAGATATTTAAATAAACCTATGCCGCCAGAAGAATGGAGATGCAGTGCAGCTCATGCATTATCCTTAGGACTTCCTGGGAACCTTGCTGGTGTGGCTAAGAGTTTAAAACTACCACAACAAAAAATGAGCGAAGGTAAAGCTTTAATTAGATATTTTTCCATGCCTTGTACTCCTACAAAGGTAAACGGAGGAAGAACACGTAATATGCCAAAGGATGATATTGAGAAGTGGGAAGTATTCAAGACCTATTGCAAGCAGGATGTAGAAGTTGAAAGAGCTATAAGAAAAAAATTGGAACAGTTTCCAATGACAGATAAAGAGTGGGAGCTTTGGGCCTTAGATCAAAGAATAAATGATTTTGGAGTTAAAGTTGATAGAGTTTTAGTTCAAAATGCTATAAATTGTGATGAAGCTTGTCAGGGAAAGGCTACTGTTGAAGCTACAGAACTTACGAAGATTAAAAATCCTAATAGTCCAGCACAGCTTAAAGAGTGGCTTAAAGGTAAAGGGATGGAAGTTGAAAGTTTATCAAAAGAAAAGGTAAAAGAATTATTGGATTATGTTCAAGATGATGAAGTTAAGAAGGTATTGAAATTAAGGCAGGAACTTTCCAAAACCTCTGTTAAAAAATATGAGGCTATGGGAAGGGCTATTTGTATAGATGGAAGAGTTAGAGGTCTTATGCAGTTTTATGGTGCAAGTAGGACGGGGAGGTGGGCCCGGCAGACTTGTGCAAATTCACAACTTACCAAGAAACACCATGGACAATTTAACTGAAGCAAGGGAGCTACTTAAAGCAGGAGATTATGAAACTCTAGAGATGCTTTTTAATAGTGTACCAGATGTTTTATCTCAGCTTATAAGAACAGCATTCATACCATCAAAAAATTCAAGATTTATTGTAGCAGACTTTAGTGCTATAGAAGCCAGAGTTATAGCATGGATTGCAGGAGAAAAGTGGGTTATTGATACATTTAAAAGCCATGGCAAGATATATGAAATGACAGCAAGTAGAATGTTTGGTATTCCAATGGAGCTTATTAAAAAGGGTAATCCAGAGTACGAGTTAAGGCAAAAAGGTAAGGTAGCAACTCTTGCTTGTGGGTATCAAGGAAGTACTGGTGCACTTGTTGCTATGGGTGCAATAAAGATGGGGTTAAAAGAAGAAGAACTACCTAAAATTGTAGCTTCCTGGAGAGAGGCCAATCCTAAAATAGTTAGACTTTGGGGAGATGTTGAGAAGGCTGCAGTAGAGGCAATAGATGAAAATAAAGTAGTAAGGTTGCAGTATGGACTTAAGTTTTACTGCGAAGGTGGAGTGTTTTTTATAAAACTACCTTCAGGAAGAAGTCTTGCCTATGTTAGACCAAAGATAGAAATGGACTCAAGATTTAATAAGAAGATGATTACCTATGAAGGTGTAGAACAAGGAAAGCAGTGGGGAAGGCTAAGTACCTATGGAGGAAAGCTTACAGAAAATATCATTCAAGCTATAGCAAGGGACTGTTTAGCTGAATCTATGTTAAATCTCTATAAGGCAGGTTATAAGACAGTATTTCATGTTCATGACGAAGTAATTTTAGATGTTCACCTTGGTTTTGGGTCAATAGATAAAGTGGAGAAAATCATGGGAACACCTATTAAGTGGGCACCTGGACTTCCACTTAAGGCAGCAAGCTTTGAAACGGATTATTACAAAAAGGATTAAAAAGGGAGCAGGTGATTACGGTATGGATACTAAAGTTCATGTAGAAAATGATGGTGTTATTAGAATAGCTATGGGTAAAAGCAGAAAAGAAACCAAGTGGAAAAATAAAGAGATGCTTTGGTCAGAACTTGTTGAAAAGCTTAAGGTTACTACAAGAACCCATGAAACCTATGAAGAATATAAAAAGTTATCAAAAGGAGAACAGGATAATGTGAAAGATGTAGGTGGTTTTGTTGGTGGAAGTTTAAAGAATGGTATAAGAAAAACAGGTACGGTAGAAAGCCGCCAGCTCCTTACCTTAGATGCTGATTTTGTTAAAGGAGATTTATGGGCCTCTGTTGAGACTATTTTAGGCTGTGCGTGTGCTATGTATTCTACCCATAAACACAGTTCTGAAAAACAAAGACTAAGGCTTGTTATTCCTTTAAGTAGGGCTGTTACACCAGATGAATATCAGGCTATATCAAGAAGAGTCACCGGGGATTTAGGCATTGATTTCTTTGACGATACCACATACCAGCCACATAGATTAATGTACTGGCCTTCTACATCTTCAGATGGAGAATTTGTATTTAAGCTTTCAGATGAACCATGGCTTAATGCTGATGAGGTACTTAAAAGATACTATGATTGGAGAGATTCTTCCTATTGGCCTGAAAGTTCAAGAAGTAACATTGAAAGAAAGAAAATAGTAGACAAGCAGGGTGAGCCAAAAGAAAAGGCTGGGGTTATAGGAGCCTTTTGCAGGACTTACACGGTATTTGATGCTATAGAAAAGTTCTTAAGTGATGTCTATACACCTTGCAATGAAGAAAAACGCTATACCTATGTGAAAGGAAGTACTACAGGTGGACTTATAATTTATGAGAATGGTGATTTTGCATACTCTCACCATGGCACTGATCCAGCCTCAGGAAAGCTATGCAATGCCTTTGATTTAGTGAGAATCCATAAGTTTAGTAACCTTGATAAAGATGTGGCACCTGAGACTCAAGTTGTAAAGATGCCTTCCTATAAAGCTATGATTGATTTTGCAATGAAAGATGGGGAAGTTAAAAGAAAAATAGTAACGGAAAGGATAGCCGGAGCTACGCAAGATTTTAAGTGTGAGGAAGATTGGCAAGAAAAGCTTACTATAAATAAAAACGGACAAATAAAAGATGACTTGCAGAATCTTGTACTTATTATACAAAATGATGAGAACTTAAAGGGCATAGCCTACAATCAGCATCGTGATGGAATTGATGTTAAAGGCTGTGGCTTACCCTGGAAACAGGTCAAAAGTGGTTGGAATGATTCTGACATGTCTTCACTTAAAGTATATTTTGATAAAACCTATGGCATATGGTCACCAACAAAGATAAAAGAAGCATTGATAGCAGTTGCCGCTGAAAGAGCATACCACCCTATAAAAGAATATTTAGATAACCTTCTAGAATGGGATGCTATAGAGCGTCTTGATAATCTTTTGATAGATTACTTAGGAGCTGAAGATAATGAATACTCAAGAGCAATAATAAGGAAAACTCTTGTAGCAGCAGTTGCAAGAATATACGAACCAGGAACTAAATTTGATAGTGTTTTAATACTTAATGGTCCTCAAGGAATAGGTAAAAGCACGTTCTTCTCAAGACTCGGAAACAAGTGGTTTTCTGACAGTTTAACCATAACTGATATGCGCGATAAGGCGGCAGCTGAAAAGCTTCAAGGTTATTGGCTTTTAGAACTTGGGGAATTGGCTGGAATTAAGAAAACAGATGTAGAGACTGTTAAATCCTTTGTTTCAAGAACAGATGATAAGTATCGTGCTAGTTATGGAGTTAACGTTGAAAGTCATCCAAGGCAATGCGTAATAGTAGGTAGCACCAATAGTGAAAGTGGATTTTTAAGAGACATTACAGGAAACCGTAGATTTTGGCCCATTAGGGTTAGCGGTGCGGGTGTTAAAAAGGCCTGGGAGCTTAAAGATATAGATCAGATTTGGGCAGAAGCTTTAGCTGTTTATAGAAAAGGAGAAGATCTATTCTTAAAAGGTGATGAAGCACAAATGGCCATGTCTGAGCAGGCAGATGCCATGGAAACTGATGACCGCGAAGGCTTGGTGCGTGAATATCTTGAAAAGCTACTACCTGTAAATTGGAGCACCATGGATTTATACGAAAGAAGGAACTTTTTAACAGGTGGGGAATTTGGTAGCTCTGAAATTGGAACTGTAAAACGCGCACTTGTATGTGCTATGGAGATTTGGTGTGAATGCTTTGGAAAAGACTCTGCAAATCTTAAAAAAGCAGATTCTTATGAAATTACAGCTATAATGGCAAGAATCGAAAACTGGACACCTTATAATAGAACGAAAAGTGGAACAACAAGATTTCCGATTTATAATAAGCAAAGAGCATTTATGAGAGTGGAATAAGAAATAAATCATTAAAGCTTATTCCAAAAATCACTGGAATAAGAGGTACAAGCCGTTAGGTTGTACCAAGGTTATGTTCCAGTAAAGAAGTTAGTATTTAAGCCAGCTTGAGGTGGTATAGGTATAATGGAACAAGGTTTACTATTTAGATAAATAATAATAAATAAGTAGTATAAATACACCTATATATGTATATCTGCACGTGAGGGATTTTTAAGCCTTTGTTCCACCTCTTGTACCTTTATATTAGAAAGGGGATTTTATTTATGGGTTGTATTCTTGAAGAAATATTAAAAGACGAATTTATTGAATATTCAAAGGTGTATGAACTAGCAAAAATTCATGGTATGTCAAAAAAAGAAGTTAGAGAAGTGAAGAAAAGAATAGGCATCAAAACAATTTGTGTTGTAAACGGAGATGAAAGAATATGGCTATGGTACATTCCGAAAAATATCTGGAACAAACACTCTCAAAGGAAGTAAAAAGGGTGGGAGGTATAGCATTTAAGTTTGTATCTCCTGGAGTAGCAGGTGTGCCAGATAGAATTGTTTTACTACCAAATGGAAAGATTGTTTTTGTAGAGCTTAAGGCTCCAGGTAAAAAGATGAGACCACTTCAAATAAAGAGAAAAGAGCAACTGGAATCGTTAGGGTTTTTAGTTTATTGCATAGATAGTTTAAAAGGGATTGAGGATTTTGTAAGGGATGTGATGAGATGAAATATGAACCACATAGTTATCAAGAGTATGCCACTAAGTGGATTCTAGATAAAGACAAAGTAGGACTTTTAATGGATATGGGTCTTGGAAAAACAGTGTGTACCTTAACTGCAGTAGATGAGCTTATGCATAACTACTTTGAAGTTATAAAAGTTTTAGTTATAGCACCACTTAGGGTAGCAGAGGATACTTGGAGTAGTGAAGCAGAAAAATGGGAGCACCTAAAACACTTAAAAATATCAAAGATTCTTGGAAGTGAAAGAGAGCGCAGAGCAGCATTAAATGCTAAAGCTGATATCTATGTTATAAATAGAGAAAATGTGGTGTGGCTTGTAAATGAATGTGGTAAGCATTGGTCCTTTGATATGGTGGTCATAGATGAGCTTTCAAGTTTTAAATCACCTAAATCACAAAGATTTAAAGCCTTAAGAAAGGTAAGACCTAAAAGACTAGTAGGACTTACAGGAACACCAGCACCAAATGGACTTATGGATTTATGGTCAGAGATTTATCTCTTAGATCAAGGAGAAAGACTTGGAAGAACACTTACAGCTTACAGAGATAGATACTTTATGCCTGATAAGAGAAATCAAAATATTATATTTAGTTATAAACCAAAAGAAGGAGCAGAGGAAGCCATTTATAAAAAGCTATCGGACATATGCATCAGTATGAAAGCCAATGATTACTTGGAGCTTCCTGAGAGGATAGATAATATAATATCAGTTAAATTTCAAAAGGAAGTAGAGAAGAAGTATAAAAAGTTTGAGAAAGAATTACTGCTACCACTTAAAGATTCAGACATAGTTGCCAATAATGCTGCAGTACTTACAAATAAGCTTTTACAGTTTGCCAATGGAGCTGTGTATGATGAAAATGGTGAAGCCTTAGAAATTCATGATGAAAAATTAAAAGCGCTTGAGGACATTATAGAAACTGCAAGTGGTAAACCAGTTTTAATATTTTATTCATATAAGCATGATAGAGATAGACTTAAAAAGTATTTTAAAAATGCTAAGGAACTCAAAACATCAGAGGATATTAAAAAATGGAACAATGGTGAAATAGAAATAATGCTTGTGCATCCAGCATCAGCAGGACATGGGCTTAATCTTCAAGCAGGTGGAAATATTATAGTTTGGTTTGGTCTTACTTGGAGCTTAGAACTTTACCAGCAAGCTAATGCAAGATTATATAGGCAAGGGCAAAAACAGAATGTGATGATTCATCACCTTGTAGTGAAAGGAACCATGGATGAAGATGTTATGAGAGTACTTGAAAATAAAAGTATTGGTCAGGAAACACTTCTTCAAGCGGTGAAGGCGAGGATAAAACAGATTTCTTTAAAATAGAGCATTTAGAAAAAAGTTTTGCAGTCTGTGAGTGAATGAAAGGGGGAAAAGATGTGGAGACCAAAGAATATGCTGAATATCTTTTAAAAAACTACCATCAAATAAAAAAAGAAATTGAACAGCTAGTACTTATACTTGAATCGCCCATTTACGATTCAGAGGAGGAAACCATTGAAGCTCTAACTTTTTCAACACCACAGGGTGAAAGAGTAAGTACAAGTACCATATCAGATAAGACTTCTAATATAGCATTAATTTATAAAGAGGTTAATGAAAATCAAAAAACAGCAGGAAGAAAAGATGTGGAGAAAATGATAAAAGTAAATCAGTTTGAACTTATAAAATTAGAAAATTCCATAGCTTCTTTGGATAAAAATTTACAAGAGGTTATTAATGGAATATATATTGAAAAGAAGAAAAGAACTGACATTTGTAAGATTTTATTTGTTAGTGAAAATACTTTAAATAGATACAGGAAAAAAGGAATAGAGGAGATAGCAATTATATTCAAAACGTATAGACTAGCCATTTAAGGAGGGCTAGTCTTTTACTTATTTGCAAATTTCAGAGTTTGTAATTTTGGAAAATTTTATGGACTAACGTAATTAACAATGATACTATATTGTTAAAAAGAGTAAAGTACTAAATTGAATATATGTATAAGTATAAAATTGTGTTAGAGAATATATTTTTGGTATAAGTAATTTAACATGGGATTACTTATATCAACATAGCGGGGTGAAAAGTATGAGTTTATTTAGTTATTTGATAAAAGGTACTGGTTATTTAGTAGGAGAAGTTGCAGAAATTACAGTAAAAGGAACAAGCAAAGCTATAGGGGGTATTGCTGATTCACTTGGTGCTGAGGATATTGGAGATTTTTCAAGAGAAGCGGGTAAAGTTATAGGTGACTTTTCAAAAAAAGCATCAAATATTACAGGAAATGTAGTAGGTAATGCAGTAGATACTTTTGTTAATGCTTCTACAGAAGTAGGTGGATATATAGGAGAAAACATTGCTAGTGCAAAAGGTGCAGATGAAACTGGAGTTGGACTTGCAAGAAATATGGGAAAAATCGTTGGAGGAGCTGCTTCAGGTCTTGTAATAGGAAATTTAGCTGGTGCAGCTGTAACAAGTGTAACTTCTGCAGTAGGCACTGCGAGTACAGGTACTGCAATATCTACATTACATGGAATAGCTAAAACGAATGCAACCATGGCAAATATTGGTGGAGGAGCATTGTCTGTTGGTGGAGCAGGCATTGCTGGTGGACAATCTGTTTTAAATGGAATAAAAGTTGCAACATCAATATCTGGAGCGGTACAAGGAAGTTACAAATCTAATGTTCCTGTACATAAACATGAAAATAAAGTAGGTCGCCAAGGAGCTTGGCTAGGAGATAAGCAAGTAGGTAACTTTGAACGTTTATACGCTTTAGCTAGGAGTAAAATCAGTAGAAGTGATGGTATAGAATTATTAAGGCAAGGTCAAATAAATCAGAGTGAAGTTGAAATAGGTATTAGTGAGCGTGATATATATAAAGATAAGATGATTGATGTTTTTCTACAATGGGGAAAGAAAGAAATTGCGTATGAGGAAATGCGTAAATTAACAAATTCTATATATATTAAATGGTCTAAATCGAAGGTTAAGATTGAGCAATCAAAGCTTCTATGCAAATGCTTATATAGAAGTATACCCCTTGGATATGAATTAGGATTTTTTAAAGAATGCTCAGAAGACATCTTATTAAATGTTGACTTTTGGATTAATTCTGGATTATATACATATATGTTAAAATATTTATATAAATCCTATAATCGTCAAGGATATAGATTAAAGGCGTTAAAAGTTTGGCTAATTAAAATTATACCTCTATTATTTTTATTAACTCTTTCTAGTGTTATATTTTATAGTATATTGGGAGTTATTGAAGGTACTATTTGGAGAATGATAATACTTTTTATACTCTTTGTATTAGCAGGTGTATTTCAGTGTTATTTAAAAAATATAAAACTTTGGAAAGTTACAGTAACGGAACTTATAAAGTATGAATTATAATATAGGTTATTTCTGAAGTTTAAAACACTACTAGGCATAATAAAAATATCTTATGGGACATAGAAATTACCCAAATTATTATAACAACTAAGTTCTATTGTCAATAGATTTGCTGAAAGTTGGCGGTAAGTTGGTTGTGACATGATAGTAAGTTGGCTGTAAGATGATAGTAACCTGTTAGTGGTTTTATGATATACTTTAAACTGTACAAATAGACAAAGCCTCTTAGTTAACTCTAGGAGGCCTTTTAAATTATAGAATTATAGCAATAGCTTCTAAGGACTTTTCCTTGGGAGGATTTTTATTTGGAGGAATAGATATGGGTATCCATAAATGTAGGAAATGCGTATGGAGCAATAAAATTAGTAATAGCCTTTTGTACTGTATTTTTCCAAGGTGCATTATAACAGAAAAAATACCAGAGCAGATTGCTACTGAAAAGAAAGTTAAGATTGTTCCTAAAGCTAGGACAACTTGTGATGATAAAAGGAAAAGGGGAAAAGGAAATGTGTCCAAGAAAACCAAGAAAGCCTTGTAAACATCCAGGTTGTCCTAAGCTTACAGAAGAAAACTATTGTGAAGAGCACGGAAAGCTTCATGGTAATGAAAGAGGTAATGCTGCAAGTAGAGGCTATGATAGTAGATGGCGAACTGTTAGAGGTAGATTTTTAAAAGCTAACCCTTTGTGTGTTAGATGTAAGGAGCAAGGTAAGCTTACTAAAGCAACTGTTGTTGATCATATTAAACCGCATAGAGGTGACAAGGCATTGTTTTGGGATGAGAGTAATTGGCAACCACTTTGTAAGAGTTGTCATGATACTAAAACAATGACTGAAGATAGATATATAGAGTATAAGTTTTGAACACAGTCATTTTTGAATGGGGTAGGGGGGATCAAATCTCTACGAAGGACAAGCCAGCGACCGCCGCCCCCTCTTGTGTGAATTTTCGCAGAATTAAGCAAGGGGGGATATAAATTTATGACCAAAAATACATTTAAATCCACCAATAACAAGGGTTGTAGAAATTCTAAAATTGCAAAATAGTTAAACAAAACACAGTAATTACCCATGCGATAGATAAACGTAGTTTGTTTCATTTGTACATAATAAAAATACAGATTTAATATTACTAAAAACCATTGCTTGAGCAAATACTATAATTATGTTAAAATGCTAAATAAATGCAATTTATATAAATCAAAAAGGAGGAGATGAGGAGATGGGGCTAATAAAAAATATAGTTTCCATAACAAGCAAGTTAGCTGGGGGAGTTATTGGTGGAACAGTAGAAATTATTGGAGAAGCTACAAATAGTGACTTTATTAAAGATATTGGACAAGGTGTCTATCAAGTATCTTCAAAATCTGGTGAATTACTAGGAAATCTTGCAGAAGGAACTGTTGATACAGTTGTAGGTGTGATTTCTGATGATGATTACTTAAAGAACAAGGGAAAGGATCAATTTGTTAATGCAGCTGGGGACACAATAAAGGGTGTTGCTAATGGTGTTGTAACTGTTACAAAAAAAGGAATTCATACTGCAGGAGCGATTTTAGATGGCGATAAAGAAAAGGCCATAGAATGTGGAAAAGATTTGGTCAAGATAGCGGCGGTAAGTGCATTATCTATAGGTGTTATAGATGTTTTAGATGGTGTAGATGTAATAGATGTGGCTGACCATATGGCAATTTCTGATGGAGTAGACTTGGATGATACAGTGGATGCTGATTTTGATGATGCTACTGTGGAGAATCCTAATATTCATAGTGTTACACCTCATTGGAGAACACTTTCTGATGGAAAAGAAATTTGGGTTGATGGCGATGGAGATACAAGTGTGAATACAGGAGATGGTTGGACGCAACATAATCCGGATTATAAAAGTATTTAAAATTCAAGTTAGAATAAAAGGGTAGTACATATAAACGCTAAGAAGACTAGTAATGGTTATTCAAGGCGTTTTTTTATTGCGTAAAAGTTTATTGAAAGGAGTAACTTATATGACCAGTGATAAAAAAGAAAAAATCAAAGAACTAAGATTAAAGGGTAGGGGATATAAAGCCATTGCAGGATCTTTAGGATTATCAAGGGATAGTGTTAGAGGTTTTTGTAAGCGTAATGGATTAGATGGAGATTCATGTGTTGTTGCTCTTAATGTTGAAGAAAAGATAAAAACAAATCTACTTTGCGCCTATTGTAGAAAACCAATTAAGCAAAAAGGACAAGGCAGAACTAAGAGATTTTGCTCTGAAGGGTGTAGGAGAAAATGGTGGAGTGAGCATCAAAGTGAAAGAAGTAAAAGTGAAGCCGCTACTTATAAATATACCTGCCCATATTGTGGTAAGAGATTTAGTGTTTATGGAAATAAAAAGCGAAAGTATTGTAGTCATAACTGTTACATAAAGGATAGATTTTGGAGGGACGAAGATGGAATTTAAAAAACTGCAAATAGATTCACTTATACCAGCTGAATATAATCCAAGAAAAAAATTAAAGCCAGGAGATAGTGAGTTTGAAAAGATAAAAAACAGCATTAATGAATTTGGTTATGTTGACCCTGTTATTGTAAATAAAGATATGGCAGTAATAGGAGGTCATCAAAGAATATCTGTATTAAAGGCATTAGGATTTAAAGAAATAGATTGTGTAGTTATTGATGTTGATAAAACCAAAGAAAAAGCTTTAAATATTGCCCTTAATAAAATTAGTGGTGAATGGAATAAGGAATTGCTTGCTGATTTAATTAAAGATTTACAATCATTAGATTATGATACACCCTTTACAGGTTTTGATCCACCAGAAATTGATGCACTTTTTAATGAAATGTACCCTAAAGGTGCTAAAGAAGATGGCTTTGATGACCCACTGCCTGAAACACCAATTACAAAACAAGGAGATATATGGCTGTTAGGTAGACACCGTTTAATTTGTGGTGATAGCACAAAGTCCGAAACTTATGAAAAGCTTATGGATGGGAAAAAAGCAAATCTAGTTGTAACTGACCCTCCATATAATGTAGCTTATGAAGGAACAGCAGGAACAATTCAAAATGATAATATGGAAGATAAGAAGTTTTATGAATTTCTTCTTAATGCATATAAAGGAATGTATGAAAGCCTTGCAGATGGTGGTTCTATTTATGTATTCCATGCTGATAGAGAAACCGTTAACTTCAGAGTAGCATTTAAAGATGCAGGGTTCTTTTGCCATCAAACTTGTATCTGGATAAAGAATTCGCCAGTTCTAGGAAGATGCGATTATCAATATAACCATGAGCCAGTTCTTGTAGGATGGAAGCCTACTGCTGGACATAAATTTTATGCAGATAGAAAGCAAAGGACCACTTGGAATTTTGATAGACCTACAAAATCAAAATACCATCCAACAATGAAGCCAATAGCTTTAGTTGCTTATCCAATAACAAATTCAAGTTTAACTAATTCTATTGTATTAGATCCTTTTGGTGGTAGTGGCTCAACTTTAATTGCTTGTGAGCAAACAGATAGAATTTGTTGCACTATTGAGCTTGATGAAAAATACTCAGATGTTATTGTTAAAAGATATATTGAGCAGGTAAGCACTGATAAAGGTGTATTTCTTCTAAGAAATGGCGATAAAATTAAATATACTGATATTCAAGAGGAAGGTTGTGAATAATATGACCTTCTTTGATTTTTATATTGAAAAGATTATAGATAAAGCACCTTTGTAAGAGGTAAATTATCATTAAAATCTTTTGTGTTTTTGCATATATAACTGGATATACACCCCTTACAGAGTTAATATGTACACTACCAAAAGGTAATAAACACACTTTGAAAGGGGTAGAAAACATTGAAAAATCAAACCGTTGGAGTAGAAATTGAAATGACAGGTATTACAAGAGAAAAAGCTGCAGAAGTTACTTCGAAGTTTTTAGATGGAGCAGTTGAAAGAACTTTTGACAGCTACGATACATATGAAGTAACCGGGCCAGACAGCAGAGTTTGGAAAATAATGAGTGATGCAAGTATTCAAACAATGAAAAATGAAAAGGGCAGGCTTGTTTCAGCAGACAAAAGCTACAGCGTTGAAGTGGTAACACCTATTTTAAAGTATGATGAGGATATTGAAACACTGCAAGAACTTGTAAGGCAGCTTAGACATACAGGAGCAGTAAGTGAAAGTAAACTAAAATGTGGAATTCACATCCACATAGGAGCAAAAGAGCATACTCCCAATACTTTAAAGAATTTAGTCAACCTAATGGCTTCAAAGGAAGAGTTGATTTACAAGAGCCTAGAGATAGATCCTGCAAGGGTTAGATATTGCAAAAAGGTTAATGAGAATTTGATTGAAACCATTAATAAGAAAAAGCCTAAAACATTAAAAGATTTAGCTGATATTTGGTACAGTGAATATGGTGTTGAAATCAGAAACAAGCATTACCATTCAAGTAGATATCATGGACTAAATTTACATAGTACTTTCACCAAAGGAACAATTGAATTCAGACTTTTTAATGGGACTTTGCACGCAGGCAAAATTAGAAGTTACATAGTTTTCTGCCTGGCAATCAGCCATCAAGCATTAAAGCAAAAGAGTGCAAGCGCAAAACGAACCCATACAGATAATGAAAAGTATACCTTTAGGTGTTGGCTACTTAGATTAGGACTTATAGGAGATGAATTTAAAAATTGTAGGCAACATCTTATGAAAGCACTTGGTGGGAATGCTGCTTGGAGAAGACCAAGAGTGGCTTGAAGCTAAGTCTATAGATAAAGAGGGAAATTCATTACCTTATTTATCTACTTAAATTATGAAAAGGAGAAATGAGAAATGGCTAAAAAAGCAAAATTATATGGGGCCTATGGTTCTAATATGAATTTAGAACAAATGAGTTATAGATGTCCAAAAGCTAAGGTTGTAGGAACTGGAATAATTGAAGGATACAAGTTAACCTTCAGAGGAAGATATAAAGGTGTTGCCAATATAGAGGCTTGTAAGGGAAGAGTAGTACCAATTGTTTTATGGGAAATAACAGAGGATTGTGAAAGAGCATTAGATTTATACGAAGGTTATCCTAGCTTATATATAAAAGAGGAAGTTGAGGTTATGGTAAAAGGTAAAGTTAAAACAGCTATGGTTTATATTATGGCTAGTGAGTATACCAATATGGTAGCAGCTCCTACAGAATATTATTTTAATGTAATAGCTAGAGGATATTCTGATAATGAGGTTGATTTAAAACCTCTACAAATTGCATACTCAGAATGTTTATCTGAACTAAGATAGTTGAGGTAATTATGGATAAATTTTTTACTCAGAAAACTTGTGATAGATGTGCTGGCTCTTTAGAGAAAGGCAGAATCATGTCCATGTTTAATACGGACTGCATCTGCAGAGATTGTTTAGAAAAAGAAAAGAAGGATAAGGATTATGATAAGGCTGTAAAGGCTGACCATGAGGAAATAAAAAAGGGCAATTATAATTTCAAAGGTATACGAGGTAAATAGAAAGAAAATTACGTTAAGGGTCTACAGAGTGTAGGCTCTTTTCTTTTGATAAATTTTAAAGATTGGGGGTGAAACCTATGGCACAAAGAGGAAGAAAACCAAAACCAACTGCAGTGAAGGAACTTGAGGGCAATCCAGGGAAAAGAGCACTTAATGAATTTGAACCAAAACCTCAGAAGAAAGCACCAAAGTGTCCTTCTTGGCTTGATACTGAAGCTAAAAAGGAATGGAGAAGGGTTGCAAAGCAGCTTGAAGAACTAGGAGTATTAACAGAAGTTGATATGGCCGCCTTTGCAGGATACTGTGAAGCTTATGCACGGTGGAAAGAAGCAGAAGAATTTATTTCAATGCATGGCACAATTGTAAAAACACCAAGTGGATATTGGCAGCAAGTGCCACAGGTATCCATTGCCCAAACTTATCTTAAGATTATGATTAAATTCTGTGAGCAGTTTGGACTTACACCTTCTTCACGAAGCAGGATTGTTGCAGATAAAAGTTCTAATGAGTATTTAGATCCTATGGAAATGATGCTAAGGGGAGAGATGAAATAATGTATGATGAGGCAAAAGCACAGAGAGCTGTAAGTTTTATCAACTGCTTAAAGCATACAAAAGGCCAGTGGAGAGGTGTCCCTTTCGATTTACTTCCTTGGCAGGATAAAATCATCAGAGATATATTTGGCAATGTAAAAGAAAATGGATACCGTCAGTATAATACTGCTTATATAGAAATTCCAAAGAAGAATGGTAAATCAGAACTTGCAGCAGCAGTAGCACTTTTGATGACTTGTGGTGATAGTGAATGGGGAGCAGAGGTTTATGGCTGTGCTTCTGATAGACAACAAGCATCTATAGTATTTGATGTTGCTGTTGAAATGGTGGAGCAATGCCCAGCACTGAAGAAAAGAATTAAGCCTATAATGTCAATGAAAAGACTGGTGTATAAACCTACAAATAGTTTTTATCAGGTTCTATCAGCTGAAGCTTATACAAAACATGGACTTAATGTTCACTCAGTTGTTTTTGACGAACTTCATGCTCAACCCAATAGAGATTTATTTGATGTAATGACTAAAGGATCTGGAGATGCTAGATTACAACCATTATTTTTTTTAATAACTACATCAGGTACAGATAGAAATTCTATTTGTTTTGAGCAACATCAAAAGGCACTAGATATTATTGATGGTAGAAAAATAGACCCAACCTTTTATCCAGTTATCTATGGTATAGATGATAATGCTGATTGGGGATTAGAGAAGAATTGGTATAAGGCGAATCCATCTTTAGGGCATACCATTGATATAGAAAAAGTTAGAAATGCTTATAATAGTGCAAGAGAAAATCCAGCTGAAGAAAATATATTCAGACAGCTAAGATTAAATCAATGGGTAAAACAATCCACTCGTTGGATGCAGATGGATAAATGGGATGAGTGTGATTTTAATATAGATTCAGATTTATTAAGAGGCAGAGAATGTTATGGAGGACTTGACCTTTCAAGTACTACAGATATTACTGCCTTTGTTTTAGTTTTCCCTCCAAGGACATCAGAAGAAAAATATATAGTGTTGCCTTATTTTTGGATACCAGATGATAATTTAAAACTTAGGGTAAGAAGAGACCATGTACCTTATGATGTGTGGGAGAAGCAAGGTTTTATAAAAACTACGGAAGGTAATGTAGTCCACTATGGATTTATAGAAACTTTTATTGAAGAGTTAGGCACTAAATACAATATAAAAGAAATAGCTTTTGACAGGTGGGGAGCAGTTCAAATGGTACAGAACCTTGATGGTATGGGATTTACAGTAGTGCCCTTTGGACAAGGATATAAAGATATGTCACCATCTTCAAAAGAATTAATGAAGTTGACCCTTGAGAAGAAAATAGCACATGGAGGAAATCCAGTGCTTAGATGGATGATGGATAATATTTTTGTAAAAACCGATCCTGCTGGAAATATTAAGCCTGATAAAGAAAAAAGTACAGAAAAAATTGATGGAGCTGTGGCTATGATAATGGCGTTAGATAGAGCGATTAGGAATCAAGGTGGTTGTGGAAGTGTTTATGATGACAGAGGGATATTGATATTGTAAGATTAAAAAATATAATTGACAGCACAATTGTAGGATGATAAAATCGTATATACGATAAAAACATAAAAAAATAATCGTACATATGATTAAGAAAGAGAGATGATAATGGAGACTCTACAACAAAGATTAAAAAAATCTCGTCAAGATCGAGGTTTAACTCAAGCACAGTTAGCGAAAAAAGCATATTTAAGCAAAAACACAATTTCTAATATTGAAAGAGGAATTACTAAAAATTTAAAGCCTGATGAAATCAAGCTATTATCAAATGCTTTAATGGTAACAGAGGATTACTTACTTGGTATTTCTGATGAGACTAATAAGAATAAAGAGGGTTTAATTAAACCAATTTACATTTTACCAGAATGGAATTGGGAAATAGAAATCAAGCAAGTGTTAAAAAAACATTCAAGAGTTAGGATGATTGAAACGATTTTAAGAGATTGTGTTTATTTCTTAGGACAACTTGATGTTGAAGATCCTCGCTACTATCAAAAAACAAAGGTTACTGCTTTAGAAAAAGTTATAGAATTGTTAAACATGGAAGATTTCGATGATATTGAACTTTTAAATGATTTTTTAGATCTGTTGATTAAAAGAAGAGGAATTAAGGAGGAGAAGTAATGGATTTATATGAGCAAAGGTTGTTTAAAATTAGAAAGATAGAGGAACTTTATAAAAGAAACATTCAAGAATTTATTTCTCAAAAATATAAAATGAATCCAAATGATGTGAGAAAAGTCTTAAGCTTGCTTAATTATTCATATACAAGAAAAAAAGATCATGAAAATTTAAAGCCAGGAGAATTAATTAATCCCATTATTATGCTTGATAACCTTGAATTTCTTGATAGGTATGAATTAAATAATTTTATTGAAGATTAATTATCTTACTAAGCATCTGCCCCAAACAGGTGCTTTTTTCATATCCATTTTTAGGAGGTAAACACAATGAAAATACCAATAATATCAAGACTATGGGAGCCTAGAGCAGGTCCTAAGAATAACTTTTGGGGTAGCACTTATAGTTTCTTCTTTGGCAGTACCACTAGTGGTAAAACAGTAAATGAAAAAACAGCAATGGAAACTACTGCAGTTTATGCATGTGTCAGGATACTAGCTGAAACAATAGCTTCACTGCCACTTCATACCTATAGATACACTGAGACTGGTAAGGAGAAGGCTATAGAACATCAAATATATCATCTACTTGCAGATGAACCAAACCCTGAGATGACCTCCTTTGTGTTTAGAGAAACACTGATGGGTCATCTTTTATTATGGGGAAATGCATATGCACAGATTATTAGAGATGGAAGAGGAAATGTACTAGCTTTATACCCACTCATGCCTGACAAAATGTCTGTAAAAAGAATGGAAGGTGCCGATATTTACTATGTTTATAACAAAGTTGGTGAGGAAATCCCCCTTAGAAGTGATGAAGTTTTGCACATTCCTGGTCTTGGGTTTGATGGTTTAATTGGTTATTCTCCAATAGCTATGGCTAAGAATGCAATAGGTATGGCAATAGCAACAGAGGAATATGGGGCTACTTTCTTTGCAAATGGAGCTAATCCAGGAGGTGTACTTGAGCATCCAGGGGTAGTAAAAGACCCTGCAAGAGTAAGAGAAAGTTGGAACAGTGTGTATCAAGGCAGTTCTAATGCTCACAGGGTTGCTGTACTTGAAGAAGGAATGAAGTTTCAAAGTATAGGTATTCCACCAGAACAAGCACAGTTTTTACAAACTAGAAAATTTCAAATAAATGAGATAGCAAGGATATTTAGAATTCCACCTCATATGATTGGAGATCTTGATAAATCTAGTTTTTCAAATATTGAACAGCAATCACTTGAGTTTGTTATGTACACACTTGACCCTTGGGTGGTTAGGTGGGAGCAAGCTATAAAAAGATCCTTATTTACTGAAAGTGAAAAGAAACAATACTTTGTTAAGTTCAATGTGGATGGATTACTTAGAGGTGACTATCAAAGCCGTATGAATGGCTATGCTGTTGGAAGGCAGAATGGTTGGTTATCAAGCAATGATATAAGGGAACTTGAAAATCTTAATAGAATACCAGAAGAATTTGGTGGAGATTTATATTTAATTAATGGAAACATGACAAAGCTTGCTGATGCAGGAGTATTTGCGAATAAAAATACTACGGGATTGGAGGGGAAATAATGAAGTTTTGGAATTGGGTAAAGAATGAGGAAGGAAGAACACTTTATTTTGATGGATACATTGCTCAAGACAGTTGGTTTGATGATGAGATTACTCCAAAGCAGTTTAAAGCTGAACTTACAGCTTCAGAGGGAAATATATCAGTATGGCTGAATTCACCAGGTGGAGATGTCTTTGCTGCAAGTCAGATTTATAACATGTTAAAAGAGTATAAAGGCAAAGTAACGGTAAAGATTGATGGAATAGCAGCTAGTGCAGCATCAGTTATTGCTATGGCAGGAAATGAAATATTAATGTCTCCAGTTGCAATGATGATGATTCATAATCCATCTACAGTTATCTTTGGAGAGGCATCAGATTTACAAAGTGGAATTGATATGCTGTCAGAGGTAAAAGAAAGCATAGTCAATGCCTATGAGCAAAAGACAGGACTTTCAAGAACAAAGATATCAAAAATGATGGATGCTGAAACTTGGTTCAGTGCTAAAAAAGCGGTAGAACTAGGTTTTGCAGATAAAGTTTTATATGAGGATACTGAGGAAAATATTACAGATGGTTTTATCTTTGATAAGGTAACTGTTACTAATGCTTTAATGAGAAAAATACCAAAGGCACAGAAAACACAGCCTGTAGTAGAGAAAGGAACACCTCATGAACAATTATTAACAAGACTTAATCTTATAAAGAATTAAATTTGGAGGAATGTATATGAATAAAATATTAGAACTTAGAGAAAAAAGAGCAAAATTATGGGATAGTACAAAGGCTTTTTTAGATAGTAAAAGAAATGACAATGGATTATTATCAGCAGAGGACACAGCAACTTATGAAAAGATGGAAACTGATGTTGTAAATTTAGGAAAAGAAATAGACAGACTTGAACGCCAAGCAGCCCTTGATTTAGAACTTTCAAAGGCAACATCAAATCCTATTAAGAATAATCCTAATGCAAGTATTGGTGGAGAAAAAACAGGTAGAGCATCTAACGAATATAAGGATTCTTTCTGGAAAGCTATGAGAAATAAGAACAGTTTTGATGTTCATAATGCTTTGCAAATTGGTACTGATAGCGAAGGAGGCTTTCTAGCACCAGATGAATTTGAAAGGACATTAATTGAAAGCTTAGAAGAACAAAACATATTTAGACAGCTTGCAAATGTAATAACTACATCTTCAGGAGATAAGAAAATACCAGTTGTAGCTACAAAGGGAAGTGCATCCTGGGTAGATGAAGAGGGTGTAATACCAGAATCAGATGATTCATTTGGACAAGTATCAATAGGAGCATATAAACTCGCCACTATGATTAAGGTTTCTGAGGAACTTCTTAATGATAGTGTTTTTAATTTGGAGAGTTATATAGCAAAAGAGTTTGCTAGAAGAATTGGAGCAAAAGAAGAGGAAGCATTCTTTATAGGTGACGGTACTGGAAAGCCTACTGGAATATTTAATGCTACTGGTGGAGCAGCACTTGGAGTTACAGCTGAAAGTGCTACAGCTATTACTTTAGATGAGATTATGGATTTATTCTATTCTCTTAAATCTCCTTATAGAAAAAATGCTATTTTTACAATGAATGATGCTACAGTTAAAGCTATTAGAAAGCTTAAGGATGGAAATGGTCAGTATATATGGCAGCCATCTGTTACAGCAGGACAACCAGATACTATTTTAAATAGACCAGTAAAAACGTCTGCTTATGTACCAACATTAGGATCAGCTGCTAAGACTATTGCCTTTGGAGATTTTAGTTACTATTGGGTAGCTGATAGACAAGGCAGATCATTTCAAAGGTTAAATGAACTATATGCAGCAACAGGACAAGTTGGCTTTAAAGCAACTCAAAGAGTTGATGGTAAGCTAATACTTCCTGAAGCTATTAAAGTATTACAAATGAAAGCGTAGGTGTTGGAATATGAGTAACGTAAAAAATTATGCAGAGCAAGGTGGGGATAAATGGGTCGTTAACGGCATACTAGAAGTTAGCACTGAGGGCCAAATTTTAATTGATGGTGCAACATTAACTAGAGCAACTACACAAACTGATAGCACTGCTACAGATATAACAGTACTTAAAGATGATTTCAATGCCTTGCTTACAAAATTGAAAAATGCAGGACTTATGGCATAAAGCTAATCAGAAGATTAAGTTAGAGGTGAGTGTATGGGTGTTTCACTTGAAGAAGCTAAATTATATTTAAGAGTTGATGGTGATGAGGAAGATACACTCATCACCAATTTTATAATTACTGCAGAAGATTTATGTGAAGGGATTTTAAGATATCCACTATCAGAACTTACCACAGTTCCAGAAACAGTAAAGCAAGCCATTTTATTTGCTATAGCTAATATGTATGAAGAGCGTGAAACTTTTGATGTGAAATTAGTCATTGAAGTTATGACTAGACTTTTATTTGCTTATAGAAAAGATAGTTGGTGATGGTATGACTATAGGAGAATTGAAACATAGGGTTATTTTTCAACGATTTATAACAACTATAAATGATAATGGTTTTGAAGCTGAAACTTGGGAGGATTACAAAACAGTTTGGGCATCAGTTTCAAATCTATCTGGAAGAGAATTTTATCAAGCTGCAGCAATAAAAGCAGAGAAAACTGTAAGATTTCTAATAAGATATATAGATGGAGTAGATAATTCAATGAAAATACTATTTGAAGGCAAACAGTATAACATAATTTCTATTTATAACATTAAATATGAAAATAAATATATAGAGATTAAAGCCTTGGAGGTTGAGAATAGTAGTTAAGAATGAGCTGTTTGCACATTTGGAAATGAATTGTAACTAGAATTAAAAATGTATATTTTATGAAGGAATTTAGTAAAAAATGTAGAATGTAGTATAAATATAACATTTTTGATTTTATTATACAAGGAGGAATTTATTATGTCCGTATGGAAAAACATTATAAAATGGTTTATTGAAAAGGCTTGGCCTATTATTATAAAATGGATCGAAGATAACCTGATGGAAATAATAAAGTGGGTTATTGAACATATTAAAGAATTTTTTGAAAGTAAACAAAATAAAGAAAATGAAAGATACGAAGAAAATATAAATAAAGCTCAGGAAAAATATGATAATGCAGAAAATGATGATGAAAAGAGAGTATGGCAAGAAACTATCGATATGCTAAAAAAAATGTATGAAGAATCAAAAGCAGAAAATGAAATACTAAAACAAGAAATGGAGAAATATAAACAACAAGCAACAAATGATGTTAAAAAGGAAGTAAGAAAAGTTAAGGTTGATGATATATTTGATATGAATGGAAATAATGTTGTACCAAAGAGCAATACGCCTGCTATTTCTTTACCAAAGATATCTAGTGATATATTTAAGTTATTAAAATAAACGCCATCTATCGTATAAGTGTTTTTAAAACTATATAAGTATATTTATAAACTTTGCATTTGATAGTGCAGAGTTTTTTTATTATCTATGAAATAGTGTGTGCAAGTATTGAAACTAAGTTACCATTGGTGGCTGTTGATCAAAATAAATATACAGAAATAAAAGCTTTGGAGGTTGAAAGTAGTGGCTAATATAGAGCTTATAGGCGTTGATGAAATATTAAGCAAGCTTCAGCAAATGGGTACAAACATTAGTAGGTTGGAAAATAAAGCACTAAAAAATGCAGCAGAGCCTGTACTTTCAGATGCAAAAGCTACAAGTGCATTTGACGATAGAAGTGGTAGCCTTAGAAAAGGTCTTAAGATAAGTAATGTGAAAAATAAAGAAGGAATTAAACATATTCTGGTAGGCATAGATAAGGGAGATAACTCAAAGATATTTTATGGGAAATTTATAGAATTTGGTACAAGTAAAATGTCAGCAAGACCATTTCTACAGCCAGCCTATGAGAAAAATAAGGACAACATAAAAAGAACTATATCTGAAACCTTGAAGGAGGGTATTAAGTGATAAATAAGTTAGTAATCGAAGCTTTGAAATCTATAAATGTACCAGTTTCATTTGAAAAATACAATGGAAAACAAAGTGCCTATATAACCTTCTTTAACTACTTAGAGCAAGGTGAGCAGTATGCTGATAATGAAGAAAAGGCTACAGGTTATTATATTCAGATAGATGTATGGAGTAAAAATGATTATACAGAGCTTGTAGAAAGTGTGAAAAATGCTATGAAAGCCGCAGGGTTTATAAGAACTTCTGCGGCTGATTTATTTGAAAGTGACACTAAGATATATCATAAAGCAATGAGATTTTTTTATCTAAACTAGAAGAATGGAGGGTATAAGTAATGGCAGGTGTAGTAAACAGTGCTCCTATAGGAGTAGAGAATTTGGTTTATGTAGTTTTAACAGATGAAGCAACAATAAATTATGGTACACCAGAATTAATTTCACCAGCAATAAATGTAAAAATAAGTCCTAAGAGTAATTCAGATACTCTCTATGCTGATAATAGAGCAGTAGAAACGGTATCCAGTATGGGTGAAGTAGATGTGGAAATTGAAATTCAAGATTTACCTTTAGAAGTTCAGGCAATTTTACTTGGACATACTCTAGATGCTACAAGTAAGGTGATGAGTTATGAAGCTGATGATATTGCTCCATATGTAGCTATTGGCTTTAAGATAAAGAAGGCTAATGGAAAGTACAGATATGTTTGGCTTCTTAAGGGTAAATTTAGTGAACCAGAAGAAGAACACTCAACACAGGAAGACAAAACTAAATTCCAGACACCAAAGCTTAAAGGTACATTTCTTACAAGGGCAGATGGGAAATGGAAGTACACTGCTGATGAAGATAGTGGATTTACAGGAGGATCTACTTGGTTTACTAATGTGTATGCTCCAACAGTTTAGTATGTAATTTAAATTATAAGGATATGTTTAAGAATAGTTTTGAAATATTATTATAAATTATTATTTGAAAATTACTTTATGTTTTATATAATTGAGATAGGACGTAATGGTAAAATATTGTGAATCAATTGAGGGGGAAGTTTACATGAAGTTCAGAAAGAAAGATTATATAATTTTCTATGTTATAACTATAGTGATATTTGCAATAAATTTGATGAATCCTATTAAAGTGGGTAGTATCTTTGGGATTATTATTGGAGCAGTTTTTCCAGCATTAATATTAGGTACAATAACTAATTTCCTATTTAAGAAAAAATAGTTTAGTTCGTATTCTTCTTATAAAATGTAATATTGCTAAGATGTAACAGAATTAGTAGTAAGGAGCAACATCATCATGTGCATAAAAATTAGTAAGTATTTAAAAGGATATCGAAACAAATACGCAGTGGATTATTACTTCGAGGATGATAGGATTATACATCTGTTTGATTTTGATGAGAAAGAAGTATTCAACACAGGACAAACCGGTAATTCATCATTTTATAGGTCAGAGATAAGAAGTCTATTGGAAGAATTTAATGTATATGAAAATATACAAGATAAATTGAATATTGAAAAGAAGTCTTTTGAACGTATGATAATGGAGGCAGTTGAGGATTTTTATGAATATGAGTTCAAAGACCAGTTTAATAAGAATCAATACAGAGTATATCTTCGTAAGAAAAAAGAAAATGAAATTGTAAAAGATATGATATATTACGAGGAAGAATACGGTGAGACTTTTAATGATGAAGAACATTTCAAACAGTGGTATATAAACATAATTAATTATAATTATGATACAAAATTTACTACATACAATGAAGCTCAAAGATTTCATAAATCAGAAGGATGGAAGGAAAAGAAGGGTGGGAAAAAGTCTAATCCTTATGGCTTAACACAAGAGGAAGAGGAGCTTTTTCAGGAGGTACTTAAGGTAGGATTCATTAAACTTGCCCAAAAGTATCATCCCGATGTAAATGGGGATAATGAGAAAATGAAAGTACTGAATGCTTTAAAAGAAAAGTTTAAAAAATAATTAATAGCACCTATTATTTTTATTATAAACAATAATATTATTTTAAAAGAAAGGAATCTTTAAATTAGGTTCCTTTTATAATGCCATAATACCAGCACTATTTTCTAAATATAGCTAAATGTAATGGGAGGTATATAATATGGAATTAGTATTAAATGATAAAACTTATGTAATGCCAAAGGTGAAAACAAGAATGCTTAGAAAAGCTATTGAGATAAATGAAAAAATAGATTTTAATAATTTAAAAACTAAAGACTTAGATGGCTTAGTTGATTTTGTAGTTGAACTATATGGAAACAAATTCAGCAGAGATGATTTTTATGACGGACTTGATGCGGATAAACTCATAGAAACCCTTAATAACAGTATAAATGGAATAGTGGGAAACTTGGGAAATAAGTTAGAGGAATTCCCAAACACCTAAGCGGAGATAGCGATGAAAAGTTATCTCCGCTTGATTTTATGAAAGAAATTTATTCTCAGCTTTTAGAGCAGGGATGGACACTAAACGATGTTGATGAAATGGATATATTTTATTACTTCGATATTTTAAGTTACAGAGCTAATAAGGAATACAGACAGAACTTAAATGCTGTTTTAAATATTTTGTAGAGGTGGTGAGAGAGTGGCAGAAGAACTTGGAAGTTTAGCCGTGAAAATAGGACTAGACTCCAGTGGCTTTCAAAATGGTATAGGTAGCATTAATAGAAATTTAAGAGTTCTTGATAGTGAATTTAAAGCTAGTAATGCAGCACTTGGGAAAAATGCAAAAGGCCTTGAAGGACTTAAATTAAAGTCAGAAAGTCTTTCTAAACAACTAGAACTCCAGAAACAAAAAGTAAGTGCATTAGAGCAAGTCTACAATAAAAGTGCTGAAACCAAAGGTAAAGATAGTGAAGCAACTCAAGCACTTGAAATAAAATTAAATAAGGCAAAACAAACTCTCTCACAAATGGAAAATGAAATTTCAAAGACTAACAAAGAAATAGAAGTGCAAAGTAGTAAATGGACTGCTTTAGGTAAAAAAGTTGATACTGTTGGAAGTAAAATGAAAACTGTTGGAGAGGGATTAAAAAGTGTAGGTTCAAAGTTTAGTTTAGCACTAACAGCCCCATTAGTTGCAGCAGGTACTGCAAGCGTAAAATTAGCATCAGATACAAGTGAAAGCATGAATAAAGTTGAGGTTGCATTTGGAAATGTTAATCAAAAGGTAAAAGATTGGTCAGATACTACTCTTAAAAGTTATGGTATAGCAAAAGGAACAGCTTTAGACATGTCTGCTCTTTATGGTGATATGGCAACTAGCATGGGACTAAATCAAGAAGAAGCTGCAAAAATGTCTATGTCTCTGGTTGGATTGGCTGGGGACTTAAGTTCATTTAAAAATATTGATATTAAAGAAGCTGAAACTGCTTTAAACGGAATATTCACTGGAGAAACAGAAAGCTTAAAAATGCTAGGTGTAGTAATGACGGATACCAACCTACAGCAATATGCTTATTCAAAAGGAATACAGAAGAAAACTCGGGACATGACTGAAGCAGAAAAGGTTCAACTTAGATATAACTATGTTCTAGAAAAAACAAAAAATGCACATGGGGATTTTGAACGTACTGGAGCAGGTACAGCTAACCAGATGAGAGTGTTTCAAGAGAGCTTAAAAGAACTTGGTGCTACAATGGGACAAAATATACTACCTATAATAACTCCTATAATTACTAAGTTAAATGAATGGATACAAGCTTTTGGGAAGTTAGATCAAAGCACACAGAAGACAATACTTATTATAGGTGCTATAGTTGCAGCAATTGGTCCTGTTTTGATTGGAATAGGTAGTGTGATAAAAGCTGTTGGTAATATAACTTTGGCTTTTGGTAAGGTGTCAGCTGCTATTGGTAAATTAGGTGGTATGTCTAAAGTTTTAGGAATGGTATTTAATCCATGGGTTATAGGTATAGGAATAGCTATAGCTGCTGGATATGAAATTCATAAGCATTGGGATACTATTAAGCAAGGAGCGACTGGATTATGGAGTAATCTTGTTAATGTATTTGAAGGTATTAAAACATCTATATCTGGTGCTTGGGAAAATGTAAAAACTGCAACAATAACTTCTTGGGAAAGCTTAAAAAACACTATAAGTAATGGACTTAATAGTATAAAGAGTTTCTTAGAGCCAGCATTAAATTTCTATAAAACTATATTTCAAAATACTTGGGATATAATAAAGAACATTGTGTTAGGTGCTGTAATTATAATTCTTGATATAGTCACAGGAAACTTTACTAAGTTAAAATCAGACATAGGAAACATATGGAATAATATAAAAACAGTTTTAACAAATATATGGGAGGCTATAAAGAATACTGCTGTAAGTGCCTGGACTAAACTAAAGGAAACTGTAATAAATCTTTGCAACAATATAAAAGAAACAGTACTTAATATATGGAATTCTATTTTAACCTGGTTTTCTCAATTGCCTTCAAGACTATATAACTATGGTTCACAGATGTTTACCAGAATGAAAGATGGAGTAAACAGCACTATAGGAAATGTAAGAAGTTCTATAGAAAATGGTATTAACAATGCCTTAAGCTATTTAGCTAGCTTGCCAGGCAAGGCCTGGAGCTATGGAGCAGATTTTGTTCAAGGAATTGTAAATGGTATTAGAGCTTCCATAGGAAAAGTTGAAGATGCAGTAAGTGGATTAGCAGCTAAAATAAGAAGCTATCTTCACTTTTCAGTTCCAGATGAAGGCCCACTTACCGATTATGAAACTTGGATGCCAGATTTTATGTCAGCTTTAGCTGATGGGATAAATAAGAATAAGCATGCTGTGTCTGAAGCTATAAAAGGCTTGGCTTTAGATATGAAAATTAATACTAAGATAGGAGCAATGGCACTACCAGTTACTGATACATTAAGACAAGGTAAGAACCTAGACAATAAAAACAGTTTTACTCTTCATATAGAGAATTTCATAAATAACACAGATAAAGATATAGAGCAGCTTGCATATGAGCTAGAATTTTATAGACAGAGAATAGCTATGGGGAAGGGAGGAGTTTAAGATGCTTAGTTTTAATTTTGGTGGTAAGAATAGTTATGATGACTTTGGAATTTTAATATCTGAAAGACCAACCCTTCCTTCTCCTAAACGCAGAATAAATATAATAAATATTCCAGGAAGAGATTCGAATTTAAGGTTTGATGAAAAAACTTATGAGGATATAACGATAACTGTTGAATGCTCAGTAAAGGACAATTCAAGTCTTGCAAATAAGATTGATAACATAAAGGCGTGGCTCTTTACAGCAGGTGAAAGTGATCTGATATTTAGTTTTCAAGATGATAAAAAATATATTGCTCAAGTTGTAAATGCCATAGACTTTAAACAAACTTATAAAATTTTTAGTAAATTTCCAATAATATTTAACTGCAGACCTTTTAAGTATGCAGTAGAAAATAATATAGTAACGATAAGTACTTCTGGTACAGATGTAACTAATCCAGGAACTATTGAAAGCGATCCTATAATAAGTATTTATGGCTCAGGTGATATAGTTTTTAAAATAAATGGAGAGCAGATAAGCCTTAAAGGTATATCTGAAAAAATTATAATTAATTCAGTTATACAGGATTGCTATGACGATGCAGGAAACAATTTAAATGGAAAGATGACAGGTGAATTCTTAAAACTGAAACCAGGTGAAAATATTATAGAGTGGGGTGGAAGTGTTACTAAAGTAGAGCTTTTACCAAACTGGCGGTGGTTATAATGATATGCATTTATGATAAGAAAACTACCAAAGGAAATTTTAATAATAATGGTCTTGGAGTTCTAAGTGAAGCCATTAGCTGCTACATTATAGAAGAATTAAACGGAGATTATTCCTTAGAACTTGAGTATCCTGCCAATTCTAAGAAATCAAAGCATCTTGAAGAATGGAATATTATCAAAGCTGATGGTCAGCTTTTTAGAATATATAAAGTAGAGAAAAGCGGCGATGGTAAAAATATTATTAAGGTATGGGCTAAGCATATATTTTATGATTTAGCCTATTATTTTATAGAAAATATGAAAGCTGAAAACTGTAGCGTGAAAACAGCACTAGAGAAATCTTTAGTAGGTGAGTTAATTGCTATATATACAGTAGACAGTGATATTATTACTGCAAATTCAATCAGTGTGGTAGAGAAAAATCCTGTAGAAGCTATATTTTCTATTATTGATATATGGGAATGTGGAGAACTTAAGAGGGATAATTTTGATATAAAGATACTTAATTCTATGGGGAAAGATGCAGGAGTTTTAATAGCTCAGGGTAAAAATATAGTTGGTTTAAAGTTTAATGTAGATACCACCAGTGTAGTAACAAAGCTTTATCCCGTAGGGAAGGATGGCATTAAACTTACTGAAAAATATATAAATGTACCTAATTGGGATGGTGAAAAGTATCCACCCTTTCCTATTATAAAAAAGGTAGAGTTTAAAGATGCAGAAGATGAGGTTACTTTAAGGCTAATGGCTCAAGAGTCAGCAAACATAATAGGTTTAAGCAAAGTAAGCATAGATGTTGATTTTATTGAACTTAGTAAAACAAGGGAATATGAAAAGTATAAGCATCTTCAAAAAGTTAACGTAGGAGATCTGGTTATAGTAAGACATAAGGATTTTAATATAGATGTAAAAGTGCCTGTGCTTAAAATAAAGAAGGATGTTTTAACTGGAGTAAATGTAAAAGTTGAACTAGGTCAGCCAAGAGACAGTATACTAAATCAATTGGATATGGGAATTATAAAAACCACCATAGATGAACTTGGAAATAAAGTGGCTGAATCTTTAACTTCTATGCTTTATTATGCAAATCCAGTAGCTTTAACTGTAGGTACAACAGCTATTGAACCAATATATTTAGGGGTCACAGCGATAGCAGCTACAAATTTATCTATGAACTTTTCATTATATTGTACTGCTAGTGCATCTTGCACAATAACAATTGAAATTCAGCTAGATAATAAAGGCATTCCTTTCACACCAAAACATAAATTACAGCAGGGGGATAATGTTATAGGCATACCCCTTGGCATACCACAAGTTAGTAAAGGAGCACATTATATAGCTGTTTTCTTAAAAGTAGATACGGGAACATTAACTATACCAATGTTTAATCTTCAATGTATGATTGATGGAAGAAATCTTCAAGGAGGACTAAGTGCAGAACCGCCACATGCAGAATGTTCTGAGAAACAAAGCTTTGTAAATGTAAATGGATTGTATTTGAGTAAAGTAAATGGTAATTATATTAGTTCTGAATTACAGAATCCTCTCTCTTCAATATTAAGTGCTTATAAGTCAGCAGATGTATTAGCAATAAGTAGTGGAAAGCAAATAAGTACAAACTATGATGTTTCAATTAAAAAATATGGTGAAATTTTATATCTTACTTCTCAGTATAAGTATAAATATTTAATAGATGATAATCTATTAATAGTAGACAATGAAGGACTTTATCTTAAAACGGTTTATGAAGGAACAGCAGTTGATGAGCCTATAGATTCAGGAAAAATGTATAGTTTTGAGCTTTTAGATAGTAGCAATTTTGCTAATATTGAAAAACTGGAGGTGAAGTAATGTGGGAGTATATAGCAGCAGTATAATTGAGCCAAAAGGAAATGGCGGTACGACCTTATTAAGTTCTCATAATGATGATACTACTGTTAGTTTCCCAGATATAGGTTTTGATTTCTTCTATAATGGTGTGAACTGCAGAACTACTATTAAGGCCAGCGGTAATTCATGGGTTGGTTTTACTGGAGCAACTGAGCAACTTAAAATAAATAGAAGAGATGCTGGAGCAGATAATATTTATTATGCTACAGAAATTGTAAATGATAAGCCTACCTTTAGAATTAGATGGGAAGGTCATCAAAGTTACAGTACCTGGGGAACTCTTAACTTGGTATGGGAACTTATATTATTTGATGATAGTGCAATGATACTTATAATTGAGAAGATACCTAACACTGGAACAAATTCTTTTGTAAACCCTGCACTAGGAACTACTACATTAACCCTTGAAAGCAGTAAATCTTATGCTTTCATACCACAGGCAGCTCAAGGAAAATCATATATAATTCAAGAAGGTTCATATATTCAAACAGATATAAAATATCTTATGATGGATGGGAATGATGTTAAGAATTGGGATTCGGTATCTTTAAGTTATGTTAAAGTTTCAGAATTACCACTAACCGCAGAGAAGTTTGAAACTTATGGTGATGATATCTACCATAAAGAAAGAACAGGACTTATATCTACTTCTCCAGTATTAAAAATATGGTCATCTCTAGCTGAGATGATAGCACCACAGATAACTCAAACAATTAAACCAAAACCTATAATTGTAAATATGAAGGAAGATATTTTATTCAGTGAGGCATATATAATAGACATAATAAATGCAGTAATAACTTTAGATAATACTGGTAGTGGAATTATAACTTTTATAGTAAGTACAGATAGTGGAGTAACATGGAGGGGTTGGAATGGAAGTTCATGGGTATTAGTAGATAAAACAAATATACAAGATGTAAAAACAAAAGGAATGTCTGTTACAGTTCTTCAAGGAATTACTGAAGCACAATGGGCATCTCTTGGTCTTTCAGATAAGAAAATTAGATTTGCATGGTATATGGAAGTTACAGCAAGTACAGACATTTTAAAGATAAGACAAATTAGAGTTAACTACAATACAATGTAGGTTGGGAGTAAGGCTTATCTTTAAAATGATTAAATAATTTAACGTAAACTCCTTAAATTTCATGTTATACTAGAATTAGTTGTGACGCAGTTGTAAATTATTACGAACTTAATCATTAACAGTAACCAACATATGCATATTATAGGAGATTGAATTATGGTAGAAGAAATTAAAGAGTACTTTGAGAATGGAAAGTTTAACTCGCCAGCAACGAAACAAGATATTGTTGAGATTGAAGAAGAATTAGATATTAAGTTTCCATCTGTATTGCGTGAATTATACTTGTCTTTTAATGGATTTAAAGAAGGTAATGGAAATGCAGCATACTTATTGCCTCTTAAAAGTTATAGAGATGGTTCTTCGGTTTTAGAAATGAACAAATTCTTCAAGGAAGAATATAAACAATATTATCCTAGCCTTGATTTTAGCAACTATTTGTTCTTTGGTAGCTCCTGTAGCGATGAAACTTGGGGTATAAATTTAAGTAATGAGTCTGAAATTATTGCTTACCATCACCATATGGAAGATGAATACGAGATAGTGGGCAGTAATATTTTTGAAGTATATATTAAAGACCAAGAGAATTTTCTTGAAGTTACCAAAGAAAGTTAG